CTGGATGGTTCGCCATCTCACGATAACGAGTTACTAATTCAATTTCATTACGAACAGAACCTTCTAAATCTACATAAGTTCCATAGTGAGCCGTAGATGTAATGGTGACTGCACCATCATCCATGGTCTCCGTTGGAAGCGTAAAGGAAGGCTGCTCAGGTAATTGCGGTTGGACAATGTCCTTCCGACCTAAGGTAAACCCAAAGAGTTTGACTGCCATTTTAAATCATCCTATAAAAAAGAGAAAGGCCGAAGCCTTTCTCGTTACACTACACCGTCTTCAACTGATTCCCACCATTGGTAGGTGAGAGTTACTGTGAATTCCTCAATTGCATCATTAGCACCCCAATCAACATCAATTGGAGCTAAATCTGTTGGGAATAAACCAACAAATTTATATTTCTTGAGTGTATCACCAGCTTTACTGAATTGTTTTACTTCACCATCAACTGTGTAACCTGCAGGAGCTTGCGCTACTGGATTACGCACATTAAGATTGTGACTATTGATGCCGTTCATCCATCTTTCAAATGCGTTACGAACAACAAAGTCTTCATCGTTGATAATTGTGATTGTCCAATCTGCGAATGTTCTATTACCAGCAAATTTCAATTCACGACCAAAGTATTGGACTGGCACAACACCGACTGTTGAGCCGGGTAGTTGTGCTGTCTTACACATGAAAGTCAATTTAGTTTGTGCGTTTCCTGGTAAAGAGAACGCAGGAAAGGGCATAGACACCTCAAATAGATTTGGGCGAGCGCCGTCACCAATTAGTTGGCTTCGGAATTCATTTACATTAAATGCCATTTATTTTCTCCTGTTTCTCTATTTATTAGAACTTCCCAACAACTTCGTCAAAGCTTACGCCTGTTCTTACTGCAACAAAGTTGAGTTGGATAAAGTTGATTGAACGAGCAGGTTTGATGTAGATGTCACCAACAAACTCATTTCTATCTATAACTTCTGGTGTGTTATTTGATTCGTCACAGACCACACGGAAGTCGTAGATACCACGGCGACCTTGAACATCTCGTAAATATGGTTCTACAAGATTTACAAACTGCGCTCTAGTGAATTGGTCATTGAACTCAAATAGAGAGAAGCGAGCTGCACGAGCAAGAGCTTTCTCAAGCACAATAAACAATCTACGAACATTGATACGGTCAAATGCACTTGGTTTAGATAAGAGTGTCTTATCGCCAAATAACACTACACCTTCGCCTTGGAATGATACAACAGGATTAATACCCTTAACATACAAATCATCACGATTTGCTTTTGTTGGATTCCATGCGAGTTTAATTACATTTTTGATAACACCACGATTTAGACCGCCTGGTGAGAACCATGGGTCACGCTCTAGGTCTGTTCTTGCACATAGACCAGCGATGTCACCGTTTAGTGGTACCCAGCGATATACATCGCTATATTTGTCATATTGATATTTCCAGTTACTATCTAATACAGCATATGATGTGCTTGTTAGAGTATCACGGAACGCTTTGATGTCTGTCACTTCAGCGCCAGCGTTGTCAACGACATCTGCTTTCTCTGGAGATACAAACACTAGGCAGTCTTTACGAGTTTCTGCCATTGTGATTAAGTCTTCAACTAGAGCCTCGTTAGCAGGACCTGAAATAACTAATGAAATATCTACCGCTTCAGCATTTTCAAAATAGTCGTATGCAGTAATTACATTAGCACTTGAAATTGTACCATCTGCACCACCAATGAGTGAGATTGTCACATTAGCAGTTAAATTAGTGAATGTAATGCCTGCAGCTGTATTACCCCAAGTAGATGACGCATTTGCGTATGAAGCGCCTGCATTAGCTGTTGGGTGTGATAACCAATGAATGTATTTTGATTTGTTCGCAATAACATTCTTGTAGTAGTTTGTGTTACCTGAATCGTCTTTAGCATCTGAAGCTTTAGATACGAAAGAATATTTTTCAAGAACGGTACCTTGTGTACCTGTAAATTTACCATCTTCGTCAACAACGATAATGTGAATTTCGTC